CAACAACCAACGGTCGTCGTTTTTCCACTCTGCCTACCCATTTTTCCGATGACGAATCTATTATCACATAACTGCTGTACAAGTTTTTCTTGGTATGGATATAGATTGAAATCAGTTACACCTTTATCAAGAGTAACTACCTTTACATATTTTTTTGCAAAATATATTGGATCTTTGGCACATTTGATGTATTCTTCAATCTGTTCTTTGGTGAACTCGATTTTAACACCAGCTGGCTTTAGATTCTTATTTCCAAGATATCCAGGACCACGACTTTGCTTAATCGCCATTTTCTATAACCTTATTCTGCGATCTTTCTTTGTTTATTATATTCTGTAGATCTGTTGTAGATCCAACATATATCGAATTATTTGTAATATTCGTGACTTTTTCTTTCTGAATATTAGCATTTTTCTCATGTATTCCAATGAGATCCTTGTTTATATCAGACATCGTTTTCAATAATAAGGCAGCAACTTCATATGCTCTCGGGGAATCGCTGGCTTCCGCTACTCGCATTATTCCATCAAGAGCATTCATTCCGTTTGAAATGAGCTCCTTCATATTTCCGCGCGCGTGCGAGAAGTCAATATCCAAATGCTCGGCTTTTATTTTCTTTGCTTCTGCTTTTATCTCAGTCGATGCGCTGGCTACATCGTCTGTTATTTTTTCAAATGATATGTCTAGAGCTTTTGATATATTATCGATTGGATCATCAGGGGTTTTCATATGCTGTTATTCCAGAAAGTGTGGCAACATTTCCAGTCCAGCCACCAGAATAAACTCTGGTTTCTGCTGCCATTGTTGCCCCCTCAAACAGATTCAACGAAGAATCTTCTATTAGCACTACATTGTTTTTGATTGGACCATATATGTAAGTCTTCATTGTAAAGTCAAATACGGTGTTTACGGATCTTCTTGTTTCAAAATCACCCTCGTAATCTTCCACTGTAGTAACGCTATTCATTACTATTGGAACATCTACTTGACGATTTAACTCGTTCATGTTCAGCGTGACGGTAAAATCTGGAGTAAAGTATGGAAGTATCTGTTCCATTATCTGAAGATTATCATCCAGATTTCTGGTGAATAGATAAAGACCAAAATTTATATTATATGGAACTTCTATGTACGTAGATGTACTTCCGTTATTAAAACCAAATTTTTGATTTAAGCGATTTAGTTTTCTTTCCGAATCGTACAAATAGCTGGTTATTTCAAAACCAAATCTGGGAAGAGTCATTCTAACGTGGGCGTTGTCCGTTATCGAACTCTCTGACTTGAGTTTCTGTATGAACTTTTCTTTTGGTGCATAGGTCAATGGAACGCGAATAGTTTCCATAACAGCACCATTTTCATCCTTACGGTTGAAATATATTTGGCTGAATAAAGATCCAAATGCAACTACGGTTTTTCGTATTGCCTCGTTATAGAATGGTTGAAATTTAGTAAACATCAGTATTTACCTTCAGAAAATGGATCTATTTCACTAAAATCAAACAAATCATCACCACTCTTGATCATATCCAATATTGCATTGTCACCCGAGGATTCAAGGATCAATGGATCCTTGGTTACGTTAATATTGGTAGAATCCGTTCCGCTGACAAAGTAATTCACAGTACCATCCTTCTTTATTATCGTTTGTGTACTTGATCCTTGCAATAGAGTACCGCTCTCATCAGAAACGTAGAGGAAGGCAGAGGTTACTCCAACAAAGTCGGCTACGGTCGCCATATATGTTTGATTTACAAATGCTCCATTTGTTACTCCAGCGACCTGATATACCACATCCCCACGACTGAATGCGGTAATTCCACTGTTCGGAGTTCCAAGAAGTATCTTTGTCAGATACATCTTTCTTACAGTTTCAATTTCATCTATTTCAGTATTTCCAGTTGTAATTTCTTCGTTGGAATATGTAAATGCCTCACACGTCAACGTGTAAGTTGTAAGTGCTCCATGTTGATAGAACGGAACTTCGTCCTCAACGTAATTTATTTCAAACAGATGCTTAGAGATTGGGAAATAGATCAAATCCCCTTCTCTTGGTTTTAAAACTTCCGTGCTTCTGGTTGTTACTTCTTGCTTGAATCTTGTTATGGAAACCTGAAGTGTTAGACGATCTGTAATATCAATGCCAAATTTAGTGATGACATCTCTCTGACCACCGAACTTAAATATATCCTGTACATACATTTCTATAGGATATGCGACGGTAAACTTGGATAGAACATCTTCTCCAAAAAGTCTATCCAATTTTACATATTCTCTTGGAATGTAGTAGACATCACGACCAGTTGCCTTGATAGTCTCAATTGTGAGATCATCAAGTAGCTTCTGTTCGTTTCTAAAATCGCCAAAGAATGGATTTACTGCCATATTATCCTACATAGAAATCTATCGGAAGTTCGTGACTTTGAATTAGTTCATTTTCTATTTGAGCAATTTCGCTCATAGCCTCTTGATATATCTGCCCACCCTTCATGGTTATTCCACCAGGAAGTTGAACACCATCATATTTAGCCATGTTAGCACCCCATTGTTTTTTAATCAGAGCAGTAACATATTTTTTCAACAGTCTATCGTCATATACCTTGGTATATTGCTCTGGATCTAAAGCGGCATATGCTTGAATTATCATGTAATCACCAGGATTTAATCCAGAAAGATCACCATCTATTGTGATTCTTCCAGTCACCTTGCTGAAATTAAGGGCTTTTTCTGGTTGAAAGAAATCCTCAATTAATTTAATATATCTCTTTGTTGAGTCGTAGCTGGCAAGACCCAGTGAAGTTCCACTACCAACTGAGGTGTTTACTCCAAAGTAATCGACAAGAGCCAACTGATATTTCAGATCAAACATATCAACATTGGCAAAATTTCCAAACTGGAAAATCTTAACTACAGTTACAATGTCGTTTCCATCTGGACCATCGCCACCTGGCCCATTGACTGGACCTATGCTAGAAACATCGACATATTTGTTGGTTAGATCATTTGCTGTCAGTTGATAGCGAAAAAATACCTTCTCAACACCATCAAAATGACGTTCAGCAAAAAATTGAAGTGCTTCGTCTAAGCGATCTTCACATTGCTGATAATCAACATTGATAGTGATAACTGGGTGTCCAAGGGATCTAAGTGCGTAATCGATTATTGATTCTCTTGAATTTGGTTTGGCCATCAAAAAACTCCGTATTTATTTATACGGAGTTTTTTTGCTATTATTCCTGTGGTTTTGGTGCTGGGGGTGGTTCGTGGAGGGAAACCTCTATATTTTGCATTTCGTTGTACGACATCTTATTTTCAATATACCACCGTCTAGTTACTGGCTCTACGCCTTCGTCTTCCTTGGATTGCTGATAATTGCTGAATCCAGGCATTGCCAATGGGCATTGTAGCTTTGGATAATCTAGCTTGGAATACTTGTCACCATCAGATACCAGCCAAGTTCCTTCACGATCCCCACAACCACAACCACCGCAAAAAAACTTACCAGGTGTTGATGATTCCTTCAAGTGTTCACATGGTGGGAGAACTCCACCCTGTGCCTGATTTCCAAAGCAGGATAGAACGCGCAGTTGTTTTACTGGCTTCTGGACTTTATTATCTTGTATTCCCCTTGAAGCGATTGCTGTTGCGAAACTCTGGAGCATGGACATCTTTTTTTTTACCATGCTTTGCTCTTGAATTGTTTGCTTTCTGAATTCTGGAGCTGGAGTTGGTTGCGCCTGCTGTGCGTTTTTTACTTCTTGTGGAGTAGTATTGTTTTGCTTATTTTTATTACAATTGCATCCCATAATAAAATCCTCAATTAATTACAATTCGTCTGAAAAGCATAAGCCTTACAGTTCTATTTATGCCATATAAAGTGGATTTGCCGAAATTTTCATTATTTGATAAATTTATACCGTATAAGAAATTTAAATTATTAAATGTATTTTGACCGTTTGGAAATTGAGCAGAATATCTGTCACTAAAGAAAGTGGTAGAGCAATAAAATCCATTAATATCCAAAACATCAGAAAGTGATGTATTATTTCTATATTGTTCGGCCAAGAACATCATTTCAATTATAGATGGAATATAATAATCTATAAATCCATTTCTTTGTATTCCAGCCGTACTATTGATTGTTCTTGATGTTATTGGAGATGATACCGAAGGCTCTCCATAGCAGTTTATATATCCATCATAATATGATGTGTTGGTATTTGTATTTCCATCTTCATCCGTCAACAATGAAGTTTCAAGTGATGTCTTATTTACAATAAGAGCCCATTTGGTGTATGGAGATTCATCAGTCACATCAACGAACATAGATTGCGGCGTTGAAAAATTCAATGCACCATAAACTTTTGAGGGATTTGTTGCATTTGGTTTCTTTGGCTTGAATATACCAAGATATATTCCACCTTGAAACTCATCCCCTGGAACCAATCCAAGAGCATCAAACTCTTCTTGTGTGTATTGTGATGGATTTATATAACCAGT